TAGCTCCTTTTTTTGGGCGGTTACTTTGTGCGGTAGCGGATAGGCTCAACTGTAAACCAGATATACCCCTAGAACCTCCATAAGTCTCCAAATTTAAACGAAAACGTCTTAACCCTGCCTACCCTACTACAGAACCTTTATCGAGTCTCTAAGGTATTGTTTTGCCTGTATAAATCTGATTAACCCTTTAAAGCTTGTATAGTATTAATATTACTTAAAATTATCTTTTTTTACTCTGTAAACCTTGAAAGGCTTAGATAATCTTTACAAATTAGCTAAAAACCCTTTATTTATCTATAAAATTAGATAGATTTTTATAGATTTATATAGTTTTTTAAGGTCTTAAGATTTATCTAACCCCCAGAGGCAGGATACCCACCCCCCGTCCCCCCTATATATACTAATTCTCATACATTTTACAGGATTTTGAAGTGTTAAGTAGGGTTTGGTCGGGGGCAGTGGATACGTTGAAGGGCTTGAAAAATCTATATAGAACTATATAGTAGTAGATGCTAGGTGGGGGTATACTTTAACCCCGGAAGGTTAATTCTATTATACAGTTAGAATGCGATTCTGTCAAGCATTATTTAATTTATTTTAGTTTAGACTTGACAGTTTTCTATATCAGGTCTATAATAAGAACTTTATGACTTTACCAACAACAAATAAACGTAATTTAACAGAAAAACAAGAAAAGTTTCTAAGTAATCTCATTGAGACCAAAGGAGATTTAAAGCTTTCTGCTGAACTTGCGGGCTATGCAGGAAATCACTACCAAGTTATAAATAGTCTTAAACAAGAAATAGTTGAATTAGCCTCAACAGTCCTTGCAAGGGAAGCTCCGAAAGCTGCATTTAAGCTTGTGGAGGTTATGGACAGTGATGTAGCTATGCCACAAGCTAATGTAAAGCTACAAGCAGCCCAAACAATCCTAGATAGGGTTGGTGTTTCTAAGACAGAAAGGCTACAAGTAGACCAAAATGTAAATGGTGGTATATTTATCTTGCCTGAAAAGCAAGTAATAGACATTGAACAAGAAGATTATGAAGATATTTCTGACTGAGTACCAAATAGATGATAAAATATACGCAGGATTTAATATTTTTGCAGAATCTTTAGAAGAAGCTGAGTATGTTGCAGATATACATGGCTTAACATTGGTTGGAGAAGTAAAAAAGATTGAATATGTCCCAGAATTTGCAAACATAGACTATTTATCTACAATTAAATTTCCAAGTAAAGAAGAAAAACCTAAAATATTACACTAATGCCAAGAAAGAAAACAACAACTAAAAAGAAATCTACAGTTAATAAAGCGGGTAACTATACTAAACCTACTATGCGTAAAAGACTTTTTGAAAAAATTAAAGCAGGAAGTAAAGGTGGAAGACCCGGACAATGGAGTGCTAGAAAAGCACAGATGTTGGCAAGAGAATATAAGGCTAAAGGTGGAGGATACAAATAAAAAGTTACTTAGTAGACCTTTATGGTATATGGTGTTTTTACCTACACTACCACCAGTACTCGGAGCAATATTCATATTACTAATTATTTATAATCTACAATCATGAGAAGGAAAAAAAGAGACCCTAAAGTTGGAACAGGTAAAAAACCCAAGGGTAGTGGTAGAAGATTATATACAGATGAAAATCCAAAGGATACTGTATCAATTAAATTTGCAACTCCGGCTGATGCCAGAGCGACAGTAGCCAAAGTTAAAAAGATTAATAAACCTTTTGCACGTAAAATACAAATATTGACAGTATTAGAACAACGTGCTAAAGTAGCAGGTAAAGCTACACAGGCTCAGATAGCGAAGAAAGGAAAAGAAGCAATAAGGAAAAAACATGGCTCTCAAAAAAAGTCAAAAAAGTCTTAGAAGATGGACTAAACAAAAATGGAGAACTCCAAGTGGAAAGAAATCTTCGGAGACTGGAGAAGTTTACGCTCCTTCTGCTAAAATTAAAAAACTTAAATCGACTGCAGCCGGTAGACGTAAATTAGCTGCTGCTAATAAAAAGAAAAGGGAAGCTACTGCAAAGGGCAAACAACATGCTCAACATGGCTTACATCGTAAAACTAAGAAAAAGAAAAGGAAATAAAAATATGGATATATTTGTTTTTATAATTGTATTATTAGTTATTGTTGGTGTTGGATTAAAGAAATTTAAACCTGACACTTATAATAATATAAAACATAATATTAAAAATATTACTAAAGAACCATTTTAGTCTTATGAAGCAACAGAATCAAAAGATTAAAACTAAAAAAGAATTAGCTAAGCTGCGAAAGCAACAAGAGCTAAGACAACACAATCAGTAATGGCAAAGAAAAAAGATTCACGTTTAGAAAGAGCAGGAGTAAGTGGTTATAATAAACCTAAACGAACTCCTAATCATCCAACTAAATCTCATATTGTTGTTGCAAAAGAAGGCGACAAAATAAAAACTATTCGCTTTGGACAACAAGGTAAAAGAGTTGGAACACTTAAAGGTACTGCAGGTAAACCTAAAAAGGGTGAGTCTGCTCGTATGAAAGCTAAACGTAAATCTTTTAAAGCTCGTCATGCAAAAAATATTGCTAAAGGAAAAATGTCTGCTGCATGGTGGGCTGATAAGGTGAAATGGTAAAATGCCACAGTTAGGTTCTGACAGACAACCCATTAAGTTTAAAGCCCTTGCAAAACAAAAAGGTAGACTTTCTATGAGAGGCAAAGGTATTAAAGACCAAAAACAATTTGAAGAAAATTGGGATAGAATTTTTAAAAAAGATTAATGGCTTATTCACAACAAGTAGTTGATAGATTTGAAAGTGTTTTAAAAGAACCTGAAAAACATGCAGTAGGTAGATTTGACCCTACAGACCCTAATGTTGCAACTGGTATGACAGGTGCTCCTGCATGTGGGGATGTAATGAGACTACAACTTAAACTTGATGGAAATACTATAGAAGATGTAAAGTTTAAAACTTATGGTTGTGGTTCTGCTATTGCTTCATCTACATTGTTTGTAGATATGCTCAAGGGTAAAACAATACAAGAAGCAAAGCAAATTAAAGATAAAGATATTGCAGAAGCTTTAGAGCTTCCACCTATAAAATTACATTGTTCTGTTTTAGCAGAAGAAAGTATAGCAAAAGCAATTGAAGATTGGGAAAACAAATTAGCTCGTAGACATCATAATCAATTATGAAAGATTATATAAAGAAAAAAGGAAATACTATTCCTTTTGGTTATGAACTTTCAGAAATTAAAGGCTATTTAAAGCCAATTCCAAAACAACAAGAACTTCTTTTAAAGTATATTACTTTAGTTCAAGAAAAAAAATACTCTCTACGTGAAGCAGCAGAGCAACTCTCGCTAGAAGCAGACAGAAAAATTAGTCACGTAGGACTTTCTAAAATTATTAAAAAAGTGACTCCGGCAGAGCCAAGGAGTCGTTTTACTGTGGCTACTCAAAGAAAAAGAGCTTTAGCAAAAAAAGAAAAAGCTATACAGAAAGAGAAAGCAAAACTTGCAGCGAAAGAAAAAAAAGTAAAAGAAGAAAAAGAAATAATTAAAAAAGCAACAGAGCCTACAAAGAATACTGTTGTTATTGATAGTAAACTAGAACAAGTTGCTCCTTCGATTCAAGAGGTTCTAAAAGATGCTAAAGTAATTTTTCATCCTAATGAAGGACCACAGACAGAATTTTTAGCAGCCGATGAAAAAGATGTTTTATATGGTGGTGCTGCCGGTGGTGGTAAAAGCTATGCAATGATAGTGGACCCATTACGTTATGCACATCGCCCGGCACATCGAGCCTTAATACTAAGAAGGTCGATGCCAGAACTTCGAGAGATGATTGATAAATCTAGAGAGCTTTACCCACAAGCATTTCCCGGTGCTAAATTTAGAGAAGTAGAAAAACTTTGGAACTTCCCTTCAGGTGCAAAAGTGGAGTTTGGTTTTCTTGAACGAGATGCTGATGTATATCGTTATCAAGGGCAAGCCTATTCATGGATTGGTTTTGATGAAATTACACACCTACCTACAGAGTTCTCATGGAACTATTTAGCCTCTCGTTTGAGAACAACCGACCCTGAAATAAAAACATACTTGCGTTGTACAGCTAACCCCGGAGGTGTTGGTTCTCATTGGGTTAAAAAGCGTTACATAGAACCTAACGAAGCTAATCAAAGCTTTTTAGGTTCTGATGGTTTAACACGAAAGTTTATCCCGGCTAAACTTGTAGACAATCCATACTTAGCAAAGGATGGCATCTATGAGCAGATGCTAAAATCCTTACCACCTTTACAGCGTAAACAACTTTTAGAAGGTAATTGGGATGTTGCAGAAGGTGCAGCTTTTGTAGAATTTGACCCGGAAGTACATGTTATTGCTCCTTTTGAGCTTCCTATTGCTTGGGAACGAGTAAAAGGTATTGACTATGGATATGCGTCAGAAAGTTGTTGTTTATGGGGAATAATCGACATGAATGACAATACTTTAATTATTTATCGTGAATTGTATCGAAAAGGCTTGACAGGAGAAGAATTAGGGGCTATAATAACCGATATGGAGATAGAAGACCCTTTCTCCGTAAATGGTGTATTAGATACTGCAGCATGGGCTAACACAGGTACGACTGGTCCAACTGTAGGTGAAGCTTTACTTAGAGCAGGACATAAACTTAGACGAGCAGATAAAAATAGAATACAAGGTAAAATTCAGATACACGAATATTTAAAAACAAGAGAAAGTGGCAGACCGAAGTTACAGATATTTAATACATGTCCGAACTTGATAAGAGAATTGCAAAGTATTCCTCTGTCCAAAAATAATCCTGAAGATGTGGATACTCACGCTTCAGACCACGCATATGATGCATTGCGTTATATGATTATGAGTAGACCTCGAATGGAAAACCCATTAGAGAGAATGCGAGGATTTAAACGAGATATGTTTAAACCGGCTGACTCAGATTTTGGATATTAAGTATGGCAGAAGAAAATACATTTTTAAATGCTGATAACATCTACACAGATGTTGAAGGTGAATCTGGAAAAACTTTAGATTTAGAACTAGACCAACAATTAAATCTAGTTGGTATTGTTAATAGTCGATATGCTAAAGCTGAAGATGCTAGAGAGACTGATGAAAGAAGATGGTTAAGAGCCTACGAAAACTATAGAGGACTCTATAAAAAATCAGTTAAGTTTAGAGATTCAGAAAAATCTAGAGTCTTTGTTAAAATAACTAAAACAAAAGTACTAGCTGCTTTTGGTCAATTAGTTGATGTTATTTTTGGAACAGGTAAGTTTCCTATTGGTATAGCGGAAACAAAATTACCAGAAGGTGAGAAAGAAAATGCTTACCTAGATGCACAAAATCCTACACCAAGTTTAGAAATAAACGAGGATAACTTAGGTAATGTCGTAGGTGACCCATATGATGTTGGATATGAAGGAGATGGTCGTACATTACCTGCCGGTGCTACTTATCCTGTAGTAGAAAGTCTTGAACAAAAAGCAGATGATATACTAGCCGAAGGTTTATCACCTTTACCCGATATTCCAGAATTAAGTCCTGCAGAAAAAGCTGCAAGACGAATGGAAAAATTAATACATGACCAAATAGAAGAATCTAATGGTTCTTCGGAAATTAGAAATGCTTTGTTAGAAGCTGCTTTATTAGGAACAGGAATAGTTAAAGGACCATTTAACTTTAATAAAAAATTACATAAGTGGTCAGACGATGGAGGAGAAAGAACTTATAATCCTTTAGAAGTTAGAGTTCCTAGAATTGAGTTTGTAAGTTGTTGGGATTTTTATCCAGACCCTGCAGCTACCAATATTGATGAATGTGAATATGTAATACATAGACACAAAATGAATAAAAGTCAACTAAGGCAATTAAGAAATATGCCTTATTTTGATGATGAAGCTATACGTACTTGCCTTCAAAAAGGGGCAAACTATATTGAAAAAGATTTTGAATATCAACTCAAAGATGATTCTAGAGAAGATGATTATGGAAGCAACTTTGAAGTTTTAGAGTATTGGGGTATTATGGATGCCGAATACGCTAGAGAAGTCGGTATTGAATTAGACGATACAATAGACGATTTAGATGAAGTACAAATTAATGCATGGGTATGTGGTGATACTTTACTTAGAGCAGTAATAAATCCATTTACTCCATATCGCATACCTTACAACGCCTTTCCATATGAAAGAAACCCTTATAACTTCTTTGGTATTGGTGTAGCTGAGAACATGGATGATTCTCAACAGATTATGAATGGTCATGCTAGAATGGCTATTGATAACTTAGCTTTAGCAGGTTCTCTTGTTTTTGATGTAGATGAATCAGCTTTAGTTGGCGGACAGTCAATGGATGTATATCCGGGAAAAGTTTTTCGAAGACAAGCAGGAATGCCCGGACAATCAATTTATGGATTAAAGTTTCCTAACACTGCCCCAGAAAATATGATGATGTTTGACAAGTTTAGACAACTTGCAGACGAACAAACAGGCATACCTAGTTACTCTCATGGGCAAACAGGTGTACAAAGTATGACAAGGACTGCTTCTGGTATGTCCATGTTATTAGGAGCATCTAGTTTAAACATTAAGACTGTAATAAAGAATCTTGATGATTTTTTATTAAAGCCTTTAGGAGAATCTTACTTCCAATGGAATATGCAATTCTTTGAAGGTGGTCTTGATGTTCAAGGTGATTTAGAAGTTAGAGCTACAGGAACAAATAGCTTAATGCAAAAAGAAGTACGTTCTCAAAGATTGACAATGTTCTTACAAACTGCACAAAGTCCGGCTATTGCTCCTTTTGTAAAAATTTCTAAACTCGTAAGTGAATTAGCCTATAGCTTAGATTTAGACCCTGATGAAATACTCAATGACCCTGAAGAAGCAGCTATTATGGCACAAATAATAGGAATGCAAAATGCTAACCAAACAACAGGCGATGAAATTAACCCCGGTGGTCCACAACCCGCAGGTATGGGAAGCCCTGATGGAGCACCTCAATCACCTCAAAACCTTGGACCAACAGGCACTGGTGGTGGCAACATCGGAACAGGAAATGTTCCGGTTGCAGGGGAAACTACGTTCTCTGGTACACCTAGAGCAGTTGGCGGAACAGGTGAAGGAAGCCTTGAATAGAATAGAGGATTAAAATGGCAGAAACTTTTGAAACTAGTATACCTAGATTTGTAGATAGACTTGCAAAGCTTAGTATGGAAGATGTAGCTTTATCTAAGAATAGAGATAAATTTATTCAAGAAGAAATTAGAGAAAAAGTTAAAATAGGTAATCGTCTTTTTGACAATAATATCTACACAAAAGATTTTTTTGATAAAGCTATTAAAGATAGAAGAAGAGAATTAGCAGAAGAAGCCAATCCCCTAGGAGCTAGAAGTGGTAGAGCTACTATGTTAGTTGGAGGACAAGCCAAACTTGACAAAAATAATAGTGGCTCAATAGATGCGGAAGATTTTAAAATATTACGAGCATCTAAGCAAAAAGGCGGTGGCGTAGCAAAAATTGTTACATTAGATACTATTTTATTTGAAGACGATAAAGAAAGAAAAATAACAGTTCGTTCTGCGTTAGGTTCTTCTCGACCAGAAGAAGTATTTGGATATATACAAACTGGAAATAAAGAGTTTTTACGTTCAGGTGTAGAAGATTATGCAAATGAGGGCAGACCCGATGCATATACTTATATTTATCCTCCGGGAGAGATGCCGGATGATGTAGCTAAACTACGACTTGAAAGATTAAACTCAATTATACGTTCAGGTTACAAAATAAATAGAACAAAAAAAGTTAAGGGTGGTGGCGTAGAAACTCAAATGGAAATGATGTTAGGAGAAGAAGAAGCTCCTATGGTTTCTGACGAACAAATGGAAGAAGATTATGTAGACTATGTTATAGAAGAAACATTGTCTAATCAAGATAGAAATTATTTAATAGACGCTCTCGAAAAAGATGATAGGTTAAGTGAAATATTTGACCAAGTAGTTGAGAGTGCAACAGAATTTACAGGTTCTGGTCCTGTTGAAGGTCCCGGAACTGGTAAGTCCGATTCGATACCGGCAAGGCTATCGGATGGCGAGTTTGTCTTTACTGCTAAAGCAACTAAAGAAATCGGAGTTGACAATTTAATGTCGATGATGAAATCAGCAGAAGCTCAAGCAGATGAAAGACTACAAGCTCAAGAAGGTGGGATGATAGAGGAAGAAGAAACTGTTACAATGCCTGTAGAAATGCAGCCAGTGCAACAAGACATTAGAGTGACTAAAGAAACAGTTGGTTCTCAAGCAACAATGCAAGAGCAGTCCGATTTGATTGATGAAGAACTTAAAAAGTCTATGCTTTCTACTAGACCCTATGTTCGGAGCTAACACGATAAAGCTACCCTAATTTAGGCACTTTATTATTTTATTAACCGAAAGGCTACCTTTACAAACAAGCCCTCTAGTCGACATAGAGCTACCTTGTGAACGAAGCCCTGAGTAGGAGAAAAGAAAATGACTGAACAAGTCTTACAAGAGGAAGAACAAGCTAATCCTTATAATCAAAAAAAAGCTTGGCATACGGAAGAAACAAAACCTTTTTTATCATCAGATGGATTGTATTTTGAAGAACCGGAAGATAAGAATAAATTATTTAAGTCTAACAGTATTGAAGATGCAGTAAATCCAGATAATGTTAATGTAGAAAATTTGGAAACACAAAAGGAAACTCCTTATAAAAGACCAAACTACAAAAAGCGTTATGATGATTTAAAAAAACATTATGATAGTAAACTTAATGAGTTTAGAGTTCGAGAGCAAGAGTTATTGGAAGAAGCTACTAAAAATAGAACTGAATACCAAGCTCCTAAAACTCCTGAAGAATTAGAACAATTTAAAAATGATTATCCTGATGTCTATGAAGTTGTAGAAACTGTAGCTCATTTACAAAGTGAATCTAAAGCAAAAGTTCTAGAAGAACGTCTTAGTAAACTTCAACAAAGAGAGCATGAGTTAATCCGACAAGATGCAGAAAAAAGGTTAATGGAAAGACATCCTGATTTTGAAGATATTAGAAACAGTGATGAATTTCATGGGTGGGCATCACAACAGCCACAGTCTATTCAAAGTTGGATATACAGTAACGCTGAAGATGCAGACTTAGCTTCCAGAGCCCTTGATTTGTTTAAAAAAGATTTAGGCTTAGATATTCCTCAAGATAAAAAGTCATCTTCAAAACCGACCAGAAAATCTGCTGCTGATTTAGTATCTACTAAAACAACAAGTGTAGAACCTAAACAGGAAAAGATTTGGTCAGAAAGGGAGATTGCTGCATTAAGCATGGACGAGTTTGATAAATATGAAAAAGAAATCAGCAATGCTATGCAAGAAGGCAGAATCGTAAAATAAACTATAATATAACTTAGGAGAAAATATCATGGCTCAATTTTTTGAACCGAGTACTGATACTAATGCTAACTTTGCTAACTCCGTAAGTGGACAGGCTAATAGTTTTTTCTTACCTTCGGTTTACTCTAAAAAGGTTTTAAACTTTTTTAGAAAAGCCTCGGTAGTTGAAGCCATTACAAACACCGACTATGCCGGTGAGATTGCCGCTTTCGGAGACTCAGTAAAGATTATCAAAGAACCCGTTATTTCTGTGTCTGATTACACAAGAGGTAGCGATACTACTGCAACTAAACTAACAGACCAAGAACTTACTTTGGTAGTTGATAGTGCGAAAGCTTTCAAATTCATCGTAGATGATATTGAAACTAACATGTCGCATGTGAACTTTAAAGAAGTAGCTTCTAGCTCTGCAGCTTACGCTCTTAGAGATTCGTATGATGCTGCTGTTATAGCTACTATGTTCTCTGGTGTGTCAAGTTCTTCACCTGACCACGTTCTAGGTACTGACAATGCTACAGATTTAGCAGCCGGTACTTTTGATGGAACAGGTAACCTTGACATAGGTTTTGGCTCTAGTGAGCATGACCCAATAGACGTTATGGCTAGAATGGCAAGACTTTTAGACGACCAAAGTGTTCCTGAAGAAGGAAGATGGTTCGTTGCAAGTCCTGACTTCTACGAAGTTCTAGGTCAAGCTTCTTCTAAATTGCTATCTGTTGACTTCAACGCAGGTCAAGGTTCAATTAGAAACGGGTTAGTATCCAGTGGAAAACTAAGAGGATTTGATATGTACAAGTCTAATAACATTGCTGCTACATCTAATGCTGCAGGTAAATGTTTGGCAGGTCATATTTCATCTACTGCGACTGCTCAAACTATTATCTCAACTGAAGTCCTTAGAGACCCAAGTTCGTTTGGTGACATAGTTAGAGGTCTTCACGTTTATGGTGCGAAAGTACTAAGAGGTGAAGCATTAGTCTCAGCTTTCTACGGAATCGACTAATATTGTCATTGTGGGGGAGCCTTCGGGCTCCTCTACTTCTTATAAGGAAAAATTATGAATAGACCAAGTGGAGACATATCATACTATACTTCGATTGAAGAAAAAGAAGAAAAGTGTAAAGAAATGGTTGGTTACAATGACAGTTTAGTTGTTGGTAACTATATTGAAAAAACTAAAAAAATTGGAGAAAGAAAATAATGGCAGGACATAAACCAAGCGAAAAGAAAAAAATGATATATGGTGGCATGGCTCGTAAGAAAAAAATGTATGGTGGCAGCATGGGCAGAAAAAAAGCAATGCATGGTGGACCACACAATAATATGGACAGAATTGGCATGGCTATGGGCGGTGCAATGGAAGTTCAAAAACCTAACTAAACATGAAAGTAAAAGCTCCAAAGGGCTATCATTGGATGAAACAAAAAAATGGTAGTTATAAATTAATGAAGCATACTGGTAAGTTTGTAAAACATAAAGGTGCAAGTCTTACTGCTAACTTTGCAATACAAAAAGCACATACAAAATAATGGCAACAACATTCCTAACACTTACAAATGATGTTCTTAGAGAATTAAATGAAATTGAATTAACGTCTGCAACTTTTTCTGGTGCAACAGGTATTCAAAGTTTTGTTAAAAATTCTATTAATAAATCACTTAAAGATATAGCAAATGAAGAACCACAGCTTCCATTTTTTGCAGTTGCTGCAAGCGGTACTACAGACCCTTTTTATGGGAATGTAACTGTTGCTACAACTGCAGGAACTAGATGGTATTTATTAAAGGCTGATAGTTCAAATATTATAAGTGATTATGCATCAATAGACTGGGATGATTTTTATATTACTACCATTAATGTTAGCGGTGAGTCCGCACCTTTTGTTTCGAAAGGTTTAAAATTTCTTACTTTAGATGAATGGACCCGATATTATAGGGATTCTGAAAATGAAGATGATGCAAATACTGCAGCGTATGGAGAACCTAAATTTGTAATTAGAAGTCCAGACCATCGTAAGTTCGGATTAAGTCCTATACCTGATAAAGTTTACAATGTTCATTTTTATGCGTATAATGCTCCTACAGCGTTATCAGCACATGGAGATGAAATAGTATTACCTGACCAGTACGCTAATGTAGTAACTGCTAGAGCTAGATATTATGTGTGGCAATTTAAAGAAAGCCCACAACAAGCAGCGTTTGCTTTAGATGATTACAAAAAAGGTATGCGTCAAATGAAATCTAATTTAATAAATCCTGCTCCAAAATATATTGGAGATGATAGGAGATACTTTTAAATATGGCAGCATCACAACCTTTTACAGTTGCATGTGATGGGGGTTTAATTAATTCATCTAATGCAATAGATTTATTAAGAACTCCCGGTGTAGCTAGTGAGCTTTTAAATTTTGAAGTATCTACAGAAGGTGGATACAGACGTATTAATGGTTTTACTAAATATGGCGGAGGTAGTGCAGTACAACCTACAGGAGGAACTGCAACTATACTTGGCGTGTTTCCATATGCTGATGGAGTTATTGTAACAGCCGGTACAAATATTTATTTTAGTAATACTGGTACAAGTTGGTTACAAATAAATAGAAGTTCTGTAGCGAGTAGTGGAGATAATCATACAGCATTTACAGGAAGAAGTGTTTTAGCAAGAACCTCTCAAGGGCAATGTCAATTTGCATTATTTGAAGGTGCAACTTTTGATTATGGGCAAGTATTTATTTCTGATGGCGTTAATAAACCTTTTGCTTTCAGAATGGAAGGAACAGGAGCATTAACCGACAGAACATTTTTTGCAGAAGAAGTTACTGTTACAGGAACTAAAGGTGTTAAATATGTTACAATACATGATAAACACTTAATAGCTGCAGGAGTAGAAGATAATTTAAATACTATTTTCTATAGTGGTACATTAGACCCAACGGATTTTACTAGCACCGGTTCAGGTAGTATTGTTCTAGAGGACCAAATAGAAGGTATTAAAGGTTTCCGTGATGAATTATTTATATTTTGTAAGAATAGTATATTTAAATTAGTTAATATAAATAATTCAAGCACAGTTGCTATTGTACCTGTAACTAAAAATGTAGGCTGTTTAAGTGGCTATAGTATTCAAGAAATTGGTGGTGATTTAATATTTTTAGCACCAGATGGACTAAGAACAGTAGCCGGTACAGCAAGAATTGGTGACGTTGAGTTAGGAACTATTAGTCAGTCTATACAGCCAACTATAACTAACTTAGCAGAAAATATTAATTCTTTTATAATTAATAGTGTTGTAATTAGAGAAAAGTCACAATATAGATTATTCTATACAAATACAGGAACATCTAATTCAGTACAACGAGGAGTAATAGGAACACTAAGACCAAATGGTTTTCAATGGTCAGAAACAAGAGGTATTGAAGTTACAGGAATTGGTTCTGGATTTGACCAAAATGGTGTAGAACAATATTATCATGGGGATACAGATGGCTTTGTATTTCTACATGATTCAGGAAATGATTTTAATGGTTCTAATATTTTAGCTAGATATGCCACACCAGACTATGACTATGGAGATTTAGGAACCTTAAAAACTTTACATTACTTAAAACTATCTGCAAGTGCAGAAGGTGTAGTAGAACCTAATGTACAAGTTAGATTTGATTATGGTAGTACAGATATACCACAACCAAATATTTTTGACTTAGGTATAGTAAATCCACCGGCTGACTTTGGAGATGCTGTTTTTAATGTAAACGTATTTGGTGGTGCGAAAAGCCCCCTAGTTAGAATTGCACTACAAGGTAGTGGACATAGTAATAATTTTACAATAATAAGTGAAGATACAAAAGCACCATATACCATTAATGGTCTTTATATAAACTTTGTACCTTCAGGCAGGAGATAATAAATGGCACAAACTTATACACGACAAAGTTCTTTCGCAGATGGGGATACTATAACTGCTGCGTTATTTAACAATGAGTATAATCAATTAGTTAATGCGTTTGCTTATAGTTCAAGCAGTGCGAGTTCAACAGGACACAGACACGATGGAACAGCCGGACAAGGTGGTAATATTCCACAAATAGGTGATTTAGATTTTTTAAATAAAATAGTTGTAGATGATTCAAATAATAGATGGGGAGTCTTTGTTGAAGTTAGTGGGTCCGCAGTCGAACAAATTAGAATACAAGATGGAGCAATAGTACCAGTCACAGATAATGATATAGATTTAGGTACAAGTTCTTTAGAATTTAAAGATGGATATTTTGATGGTACAGTTTATGCAGATGCTATTAATTTTAATGGAACAACAATTACATCAACAGCAGCAGAATTAAATATTTTAGATGGAGTTACATCAACAGCAACAGAATTAAATTTACTAGATGGAGTTACAGCTACAACTGCTGAACTTAATATACTCGATGGTGTTACTGCAACTGCAACAGAATTAAATGCACTTGATGGAATTACATCTACAGTAACAGAATTAAATATAGTAGATGGTAATACATCTGCTACATCAACTACAGTAGCTGATGCAGATAGAGTTGTTTTAAATGACAATGGAACTATGGTTCAAGTAGCTGTTACAGACTTAGCAGCTTACTTTGATGATGAAATAACTGCAATGCCAAACTTGGTAACTACTGCAGCTACAACTGTAGGAGCATTAAATAGTGGTTCCATTACATCCGGTTTTGGTGCAATAGATAATGGTTCATCAGCTATTACAACAACAGGCACAGTAACCTATGGAAATTTATCAGATGGCTCTATAACAATCACAGCTTTTGTAGATGAAGATGATATGTCTTCAAACTCTGCAACACTTGTACCAACTCAACAATCTGTTAAAGCTTATGTAGATACACAGCTTACAGCAGAAGACTTAGATGTTACATCCGATAGTGGTACAATAGCTATTGACTTAGATAGTGAAACATTAACAGTTGCAGGTGGAGAAGGTATAGATACATCTGCGACTTCTAATACAATAACAATAGCAGGTGAAGATGCTACAACATCTAATAAAGGTATAGCATCATTTAGTTCAGACGACTTTACAGTTTCTAGTGGAGCAGTTAGTCTAGCAACTACATCGACTGCAGCAGAACTCAACATACTTGATGGAGCTACAGTAACTACAGCAGAACTTAACATACTTGATGGTGTAACATCAACTGCTGCTGAATTAAACTTACTAGATGGTGTAACGTCTACAACTGCAGAACTTAATATTTTAGATGGTGTAACAAGCACAGCATCTGAGTTAAATATACTTGATGGAGTTACTTCAACTACAGCAGAACTTAATATACTTGATGGTGTAACATCTACTACAGCCGAACTAAATATATTAGATGGAGTAACAGCTACAGCAGCAGAGATAAACGTATTAGATGGATATACAGGTAGCGTAACTGAATTAAACTATTTAGATACTTTACATGCAACAGGTGTAACTTCTACTGAGTTTGATTTTCTTGATGGTGTTACATCTAATATACAAACACAATTAGATTCTAAAATTTCAGCAACTCTTACTACAGAACAAGTTCAAGATATTGTAGGAGCTATGGTATCAAGTAATACTGAAAGTGGTATTACAGTTACTTACGAAGATGGAGATGGTACATTAGACTTTACAGTTGGTACATTAAATCAAGACACAACAGGTAATGCAGCTACAGCTACAGCTTTAGAGACTGCTAGAACTATACATGGTGTTAGCTTTGATGGAACAGCAAATATAGATTTAACAGAAGTTATACAAGATACTGTGGGTGCTATGGTATCTTCAAATACTGAATCAGGCATTACAGTTACTTACGAAGATGGAGATGGTACATTAGACTTTTCAGTAAGTGGTGGTAGTGGCATCACACATAAATTAGAAGGAACAAACTTTACAGGTTCTGTAATTGTTGGACATGATACAACAGGAACTTTAGATGCTGCAACTAATAATACTGCTTTAGGATTAGCAGCATTAGATGCAATTACGTCAGGAGATGATAATGTAGCAGTTGGTAAAGATTCTTTAACAGTACTTACAAGTGGAGGAGAAAATACAGCAGTTGGAAGAAGTGCAGGTGCTGCAATTACTACTGGAGGTGCTAATACTTTTGTCGGAGCTTATGCAGGAGTTGCTACAACAACAGGTACTAATAATGTTGCTATAGGAAGAACTTCTTTAGAAGCAAATACAACGGGAGTTAGTAATATAGCTATTGGTTATGGTGCTTTAGATTCTAATACCACTGCTTCTGAAAACGTAGCAGTTGGCAGGTCAAGTTTACAAGCAAACACAACAGGTACTAATTTAGTTGGAGTAGGAACTAATGCATTAGATGCAAACACGACAGCAATTAGAAATATAGCCATTGGTCAAGATGCAGGTGGGGCACTTACAACTGGAGGTTATAATGTAGCTATAGGAACTAATGCTTTAAAAACTGCCACAACAACAACTGCTAATGTTGCATTAGGTGACCAAGCTTTAGAAGATACAACAGGTGAACAAAATACAGCTTTAGGTTCTCATACTTTAAGAGAAAATACATCAGGTTCAAGAAATACTGCTGTGGGTTATTTTGCTATTGGTAATGCTAGCACTACAGCAAATGATAATACCGGAGTTGGGTATCAAGCTTTAAATGCAAATACATCAGGTGAAAGAGGTACTGCTGTAGGAGGTTATGCATTACTTAGAGCTACAGAAGGAAATGATAATACTGCTGTAGGTTATAATGCTTTAACAGACAATACCACCGGAGGGCTAAATACGGCTGTTGGTGTATCGGCATTACATCAAAATACAACTGCATCAAGCAACCAAGCATTCGGTAGGAGAGCTTTATACACAAACTCTACAGGTACAGAAAATAATGCTTTTGGTTATTTAGCTTTATATTCAAACACTACAGGAAATTATAATTCAGCTTTTGGTAATGCAGCTTTAGATGCTAATACTACAGCAAATCATAATAATGCTTTTGGTTACTCAGCTTTGTCAGCAAATACTACTGGAACTTTAAATACAGCAATGGGTTCATATGCTTTGGCTACTGCTACTACAGCCAGTAATAATACAGGTCTAGGATATAGTGCTTTATACTTATGTACAACCGGGGCAAATAACACAGCAGTAGGTAGGGCATCAGGACAAAATGTTACAACAGGTGCACAAAACGTATATGTAGGTGCTGAGTCAGGGGATGCAGCTACAACTGGAAGTAACAACACAGGTATTGGATATGAAGCGTTAGGTAAATTAACAACTGGTACTGACAATACTGCATTGGGTAGAGCAGCAAATCTTGATAATACAACTGGTTCTAGTAATACCGCAGTAGGAGTTGAAGCACTAGAAAATGGAAATGGTTGTAATAGCAATGTTTGTATAGGTAAACAAGCAGGTAGAGAAATAACTACTGGTAGTAATCTTGTGACTTTAGGTGTGAGTTCTGGTAACTCTGGTTCACCCGGAGGTGCTTTAACATCTGGTAACAATGAAGTAACTATAGGTAATGGTGACCATTCAAAAATTAATGTACAAGTTTCTCTAAGTGTTGCATCTGACGAAAGAGACAAAACAGATTTTAAACCTTTAAGTGCAGGTTTAGATTTTGTAAACCAACTAACACCTTATACTTACTATTGGGATAAAAGACATAAGTATATAGATTGGGATGCAAACCCTGATGCAGATTTAAACAGTATTACGCATGATGGTACACACAAAGAAGATTGGTTAGATGTGGGTTTCAAAGCACAAGATGTTGTAGCTTTAGAAAAAACAATAAATCATAACTTATCGGATAAAACTAATTTAACAACTAGCTTATCACATGATGGCAAACAATATGCTTTGCAATACGAAAAGTTTGTACCAATATTAGTAAAAGCAGTACAAGAACTTTCAGCAAAAGTTGAAGAATTAGAAAGTAAATTAAACGGAGAATAATATGACTCAAACAGTAGCAGAAGTGCTAACAGCAGCAACAGATAGCGTTACAGTTATTAATGATATTAATACTAATGGTAAAAGGTCAACGCATGTTGGTGGTACAGCAGATATAGATACAGAAAAGTCACAAGCTGAAATAAATGCATGTGTGCAACGTAATGTTGACCAT